GTTCATTCTAGACATATTGGCGGTATGGGCAAGGATCAACGTTTCATATATCAATGGAACAAATCCTTACCTAGTGGACATCCGTTCACCACCATAGTTAATTCTATGTATTCGCTATTTTTGTTGGTGGCCACATATATTTCTGCTACAGGAGATTTGGTTGGCTATTGGAGTCATGTCACGTCTGTAACTTATGGAGATGACAATGTTTCTAATGTAGATGATGAGTTAGCTGAGATTTTTAACCAAGTCACTGTAGCCGATCATATGAGTAAGCAATTTGGGGTTGTTTATACACCAGGTAACAAGACTGGTGTTTTTGAAAAATATACAGAGTTGGAGAATACTACGTTTTTAAAACGTGGATTTACTAAAATAGACAATGCTTGGGTTTGTCCTTTGGAAAAGGATAGCTTCTTATACACTTTTTATTGGTGTAAGAACAAGAAGCTAGAATCCAAGATAATTGTTGATGTTTTAGAAACAGCTTTGGAGGAGCTTAGTATGCATAGTGAGGATGTTTGGAATGAGTATGCGCCTAAGTTGGTTGAAGTTTTAGCCATGAAAGGTGCCATTCCTCGTTCTAAGTGTGAGAAAAAACAATACTTAAACCTGATCCGTAGTCGGACAGACAATTGGTATTAGGTTTTGGCATATACGCAAATTAATAATTTAGAATGAGTAACGATCACTTAAAATTTAATTTGGACAGGGTCATTTCCAGAACTGTAGCTTTTAAGCTTTACTACTCAGGGTCAGTATAACCCAGAGAATGATCGTTCTCTCATCTTGGTGTGAAATAGCCTTTGAGAGTAAAATATTTCACTTCAAATAATGATTTAGATTTAAAGAACGACCTTACGGTTTGTTCAGTTATTGATGGTTTAACCGTCAATTCAGTAGCAGAAGCTACTGGTGTTACAGAGTTTGAGAATGAAGCTTGTACAACGGTTGCTGCTTTAGGTGGCAACACTTCTTCTTTTTATCCTGTTTCTGGAGATATACAAGACATTACTAAATATTTTGCTAGACCTGTTCCTGTTGCTGATGGCACTATTCCCTTTGGTAGCGTTGGCCGCTTCTTTGTTAATAATGTACGCATGTCCGACGTACTTAACAGATGGGGGCAAGGTTTAAATAGGTTAAACGGTGTCCATGGGATTCGCGCTACAATAGTTTATACTTTGCAAGTAGCTGTTAGTCCTTTTCACCAAGGCGTTGTTGTTTTGTCTTTTCAGTATGGTGCTGATGGTACTACACCTGGGTTTTACGAGAGGGCTTCTCGAAACGCCACTTGTACGAATTTACCCCATGTAAGGCTAGACCTTTCCAGTGACACTATGGTACAATTTAGGATTCCATATATAGGCATAAATGAATATTCTTTAATTAGGAATTTTGGTACTGACGAGCCTGTTTATGGCACTGTGACTTTGAATGGACTTTGTGCTTGCAATTCTGTGCCTGGTTTAGTTGTTCCAGGTTACCAATTGCTTGTTCATTTAGAGGATATAGAATTGTTTGGAGCCACGCCTGAGAGTACGGCCAACATTGTGTTTCAATCAGGC